TCCCGGTTGGGCGCCAGCCGCTCAACGAGGCGGCGGCAGAGGCGGCGATGCGGCGCGAGCAGGAGAGCCAGCGCGAGCGCGAGATCGCCCACCAGCTGGGCGGCGCCGAGCCCGAAGTGACATCTGTCGATACACTGCCCCGTCGCGAGCGCAAGCCGTTCGTGCGCAAGCCGTTCGGCTCGTTTGACCAGAAGCTGAACTATCCCGAGCGGGAAGGATTCAAGCGGCATTGGTTCAATGATGAGCCGGGACGCATCATCCGGGCGCGCGATGCGGGCTATGAACAGGTGCATGACGAGGACGGTCGGCCGGTGAGTACCGTGGTCGGTATCGGTCGTGGCGGTCAGGCACTGGTTGCTTTCCTTATGGAATTGCCAATAGAGTTGTTTCACGAAGACATGGCTGCCCAGGAAATGGTGGTCCATGGCCTACTGACCCAGATCGGTAAAGGCGAACATGCGAAGCCGGGAGGCACGGATGGGAACCTTCGCTACGCCGGGTCGGAACGGGGTCAGATCAAGATCGAGACAGGAACCGCTCGGCGCTGATCACTGACCCCACGAAGGCGACGGGATAGCAATGCTCCTCGCTGGACTACAGCCATCACGCGGCTAGGCATCGCACGCGCGACCGGCACGACATCCCTTTAACCGCTTGCCTGAGCGCTGCGCTCTGACCCTGGCCGGTCACGGCGCAGCGCACCGGCACAGCATACAGAGGCTGCGATGCCAAATGTGAATAGCCCCATGGGGCTGCGCCCTTACTCCCACCGGAGCGGCGCGCCCTATAACGGTGCGGTCCGCACCTACTATGTCCCCTCCTCCAACCCCACCGCGCTCTACATCGGCGACCCGGTGATGCTGGTCACCAACAGCTCCGACGGCAACGGCGTGCAGACGGTGGCGATCGCCTCGGCGGGCACCAGCAACCCGGTCCTGGGCTCCTTCCAGGGCATCACCAACAACGCCGGGACGGCGGTGATCACGCTGCAGCAGACGCAGACGCCGTATCTCGCGGCGTCGCAGGCGGCTTACGTCGTGGTGTGTGACGACCCGGATCTGCTCTACCTCGTGCAGGAGGACAGCTCCACCACTGGCATGGTGTCGGGCGCCTCGGGGCGCAACGCCAACCTGATCGCGGGCACCGGCAACACCTACTCGTCGAATTCCGGGTGGATGCTGTCGAGCAGCTCGATGGGCACCACCATCAACGAGCAGCTGCGCATCGTCCAGCTCCTGCAACAGTCCGACAATGCCGTGGGCGCCTACGCCAAATGGCTGGTGCGGCTCAACTTCGGCATTCACCCCTGGACCAACGCCACGGGCGTTTGAGTTGGATCTCTTGCATCCACTCGGCAGGGTCTCTCGCGTGCTTCGATTGGTTACAGGGCTGGCACGCGAGGGCGATGTTGCTGATCCAGTTCGTGCCGCCGCGCGCGATCGGCATGACGTGGTCCTCGTGCCACCCGGCGCTGATATCTGCCGGGCAGTAGGCACAACGCCACCCCTGCCGCTCACCCAGCGCCATGATCTCGGCGTACGTGTGGGAGCCTTCCGCGCCTCGCTCGCGAGTCTCTCGGTTGCGCTCACCGACGCGCCGTTTCTCGGGGTGCGCCTGCGCCCAGGCGCGTCTCTCCGCGTAGAGGCGGTCCTTGTTCGCCTCTCGGTGTTTCCTGCGGCGCTCACGCACCTTCTCGGGGTTCGCCGCCGTGTAGGCCGTATTCTGCTCGATGATCTTATCGCGGTTCTCGGCGTAGTAAGCGCGGAGTCGACGCTTTACCGCAGGGTCATCAATCTTCCTGGCAAGGTCGCACGCGGTACAGGTCTTGTTGTTAACCAGTCGCTCGGCAACATGACCGCGCTTGCATGGAAGACCGGTGAAGTAGCGCTTCAACCCTTGCGTCATAGCGGCACGGCGCGAGATGGTCTGGTCAGCCATGGCGGGCGATCCCTTCGCTCGATCTGGTTAGGGCTGGCGCAGCGCTTCCAACGCTTCGTCAGCCCGCTCATCTCATACATCAACCAATCCACCTGGGCAACGCTTGGATGCGGCTGCCTCTCTAGCCAAAGGAGTTAGTTACATGGCCGTGATAACTACGGGGTCGCATCCAAAAGCGTTATGGCCGGGTATTAAGGCTTTTTGGGGACGAAGCTATAACGAACACCCAGTCGAGTATCTGGATCTGTTCGACAAGCAGACATCGGACAAGGCGTACGAAGAGGAGGTGGAGATCACCGGCTTCGGTCTCGCGCCGGTCAAGCCGCAGGGTACCCAGATCTTCTACGACATCGAAGTGCAGGGACCGGTCTCGCGCTTCACTCACGTAGCCTACGCACTCGGCTACATCGTGACCTACGAAGAGCTGCGCGACGATCTCTACGAGGTGGTCAGCAAACGCCGCGCCGCGCAGCTCTCTTTCTCGATGCGGCAGACCAAAGAGAACGTGCTCGCTGGCACCTACAATCTGGCGTTCTCGTCGTCAGCGCTCGGTGCCGACGGCCAGCCGCTGGTTTCAGCCAGCCACCCGACGCTGTCGGGCAATCAGTCGAACCTTGGTGTCTCTGCGGACATCTCGGAGGTCGCGATCGAGGATCTCGTGATCCAGGTCATGCAGTGCCAGAACAACCGTGGCATGCGGATCTCGGCGCTGCCGATGTCACTACACGTGCCACCACAGCTGTGGTTCGAAGCCAACCGTATCTACAACTCTGTGCTGCAGAACGACACCGCCAACAACGCGATCAACGTGCTGCGCGCTGTCGGCACCTTTCCCAAGGGCATCAAGGTGAACCACTACTTCACCAGTGCCACCGCTTACTTCGTCCGCACCAACATCCCGAACGGCCTCACGTACTATGAGCGGGATGCGATTTCGTTCGATCAAGACAATGATTTCGATACGAAAAACGCGAAGGCCGCGTGTTATGAACGCTACTCAGGATACTGGGCTGACTGGCGTTCGATCTTCGCAAATCAGGGTGTGTGAGTAAGACAACTAACAGGAGGTCCGTATGACTATTGGCTTCCTGTTTTGGTTGCTGATGATACTAGCCATCGTGTTCTACGTGGTCGGCTACTGGGGGCCATATGCAAGCAACCCCCATTGGCCGAGGTTCAACGGCGTCTGGGTGTTCGTGCTCCTATTTCTTTTGGGGTGGGCGGTTTTTGGATTTGCCATCCAGGGACCGGGCGTCCGGTGAGATACTTCGAGCGGATCGCCGCTGGCATCGACGTCGAGCCTCTGTTGCATCAGTTGCGTACGCAACCGGAGCTATGGAACGCGGTGCCGATCCGCTCGCAGTATGGCCAGCACAAGGACACCGACGACATCCTGCTGCGCTACAATCGGTTCGACCCGGCGCGGGATGATCCGCGCGATGTCGTGGTCAGCAGCATCTACTGCAAGAACTATCCCGCCTGGGGCGCGCTGCCGCTCGCCATGCCGATCGTGTTCGGTCTGATGGCCAGGGTGCAGGGGGTGCATCTCGGGCGGGTGTTCATCTCCCGCCTGCCGCCCGAGGCATCCATCCCGCCGCACAGTGACCGCGATCCGTTCACTGAACAGGAATTCCCCGAGCGGCCGGTGCCTGCGGTCTACTACGAGCGCTACCAGCTGACGCTGCAGGCGCACCCTGGCGTGGTGTTCGTGGCGGGCGACGAGCGGGTCTACATGGAGCCGGGCACGATCTGGTGGTTCGACAATCAGGCCGAGCACACGGTGGAGAACCGCTCGCTGGATGACCGCATCGCCATGACGATCGACATCCGGCCGTTCAAGCCGCTGGAGCCGTGATGTCGGACGTCCCCGAGATCGATGTGCATCTGCCTGATGAGCCGACGGAGCTGCGGGTGGCGCCGCCGCAGATCCTGGTGTTCACCATCGGCGCCGGGTATGCGGGCGCCACGATCAACATGGTGGTCGACCCTACTGCGGCCAACGTCAGCGGACAGAACAAGACACGGCTGGTGCTGGCACGCACGATGGACGAATTGATGGGACGCCTTGTTGCGGTGTTGATCCAGGAGTTCGGTCTGGCGCAGGCCGTTGCCGTTGCTCTCGTTCCGGCTGGTCTGACACAGCTAGCGCCGGTTACAGGAGGCCCGTGATGTCTGACGACGCTGAAGAGCCCGACATCCTCGAAGAGGAGGCGACAGAGCCGCTGCCCGAGATCCTGGTCTACAGCATGGGTAGTGGGCTGATCGGCGCCACGGTCAGTGTGCTGATTGACGCCAAAGGCTCCAACCTGGGCGAGAGCTACAAGACGCAGCTGGTGATGGGGCGCGATCCTGGCGAGCTGAACGACCGTGTCGTGTCGGTGCTGGTGGCGCAGTTCGGATTGTCGCAGGACGACGCGCAGGCGGCGATGGATAGTGCGACGGCGGTGGTGCCTGCCGACGGCTCAGGCCCGGAGTATCTGCCGCTCGACGGCAGCGTTCCCATGCTGGGACCGTTGTATCTTAGCGGCGACCCTGTCGATGCGCCGGATGATTCGTCCGATGTGCTGGCTACGACCAAGCACTACGTCGATGCTGCCAACAATCTGAAGATGAATACCTTCGGTATCGGCGACGCCAGCGAGGCGGCAGGCGGCGAGATCGGCGAGTACATGGTGGTCAGCAACACGGTCGGCGTCACCCTGCCGACGACGGTGCCAACCATGATCTGCCAGCTCAGCCTCACGCCAGGGGATTGGGAGATCTGGGGCGCGATCGACTTCGTCCCCGCCGCTGGCGTCAGCCCGAACATGGTCGCGGCATCCGTCAGCGTGCATCCCGACGCGCTGCCCAGCGATACCGATCTGATGGAGGGCGTCGGCATCCTCAACATGATCACCACCAACTCGCTGACCGCAGGCCAGCGCCAGATGCTGATGACCGGCCAGTGCCGCTCCAACCAAGCCGCCCCGCTCGACGTCTACCTCGTGGGCCAGACCACCCTCGGTGGCAGCGGGCTTCTAACCGCGAAAGGCTACATCTGCGCCAGACGCGTGAGATAACAGCAACGCTTCCTTCTGCCCCGCACTCAGTGCGCTGAAAGGATCAAATCGTGGCACGCACAGCACTCTACGCCCCGGCCCACCGTGTGATGGGACGCAATCCGCCAGGAAACCGTCTAGGCGCCAGTCAGCCGCCCACCGTGTCGATGTCCTTCGATGCTGGCGGCACCGGCATCCAGGACAGCCGCTGGCTGTGGAACGCTGGCTCGTCGAGCACCGCACCGCAGATAATTGGCTGGCCTGATCCTGGGCTGTATCCGGTCTACGACTGCGTGCCAGCGACCCTGGCCGCAGCGGCACTCGCCCCGTCGGCGGTGCCCGTGGTGGGCACGGCTTTCACGTTGGTGTCGTCCTCGGCCGCTGGGGTGGTGGTGCCGACCACACCGACTCAGATGTTCCCAGGCGGCACGTTAGTACCGACGACGGCGCGCTTCATCCATGCGGTGCCGCTGTATCAGAAATTTGGCTACGGCAAGCAACAAGCCTACGCCTACGACGCGGCGACCATGCTGGAGCGCTGCATCACCATCACCAGCGTCGGCAACGACAGCGCCGCGACCATGCTGCTCACCGGGGTGGATCAGTATGGCTATCTGATGACCCAGCGGGTGACCATGGGCAGCGGCGCGGCGGTCACCAGCACCAAGGCGTTCAAGGCGCTGATCAGCGCGGTGCCGAGCGGCACACTGTCGGGCAGCGCGATCACCATCGGCACATCGGACACGTTCGGGTTGCCGTTCTATTGCTCGCAGCTGAGCCAGATCTACGGGTTCTGGAACAACCTGATACTGTATGGCACCGGCACATTAGTTGCTGGTGTTACGACTATTCCGTCGACCAATCTGCTCGGTGATACCTGCGGCACCTGGATCCCGGCCAGCGCCTCGGACGGTTCGAAGCGCTTGACCATGTTCATGCGCCCCTGGCTGCCGCAGATGGTCAGTGCGACATATGGGCTCAATCAGGGCCTGTTCGGGGTGACCCAGGTTTGATGGGCCGTGGCTGAACGAGGAGAAAAGCCATGGTTGACGTAGTATCGACCCAGATCCTGGAGAACGGTCCACGCTTCATCGTGACCAAGTTCACCAGCCTGTCCGATGCGACCGGTGAGTCTGGCGTCACCAAGCTCAACGCCACGTCGAGCGGCCCCTACGGCGTGGTGTTTCAGGGCAACACGATCTACCCCGGCATCCATCTTGCGGTGGTCGCGGTGTGGTTCTCGGTCACCGGCATGGCGCTGCGTGTCCAGTGGCATGCCACCTCCAATGTCGACATGATGGTCCTGTCGCAGGCTGACAACTGGCAGTTCCTGGACCTGGGGCGCGGCGGGTTTGGCGGTCTCACGCCGCCCACAGGCGTTACCGGGATCACGGGCTCGATCGATTTCACCACGGCAGCGCAGGTGGCCAACAGCGGCTACACGGTGATCCTGAAATGCACCAAGAACATTCCGCAGTCGTGAGGCAGCATGCCGTATGGAACCTACTACAAGCCCGGCGACTGGAACGTCATCGATGACCTGACCGGGTTCCGGCTGAAGCACTCGCAGGCGCGCCGGATCCCCGGCGGCCAGACCGGCGGGTTGCTGGTCGACAAGAAGCGCTGGGAGCCGCAGCAGCCGCAGGACTTCGTGCGCGGCGTGGTCGATGACCAGTCGATCCCCGGCGGTGAGGCGCGGCCACGCCAGCAGAACCGGTTTACTATCACCGCGACGTTCATCACCGCGCAGTCGCCGCGTGGCAGCAACCTCATCACCGTGGATAGTGCTGAGGGATTCAGTCCCGGCGATCGCATCGGGGTGATGCTCGACAGCGGCGAGAACTATTTCCCGGTCGTGGTCAGGATCGTCGGCAACCAGATGCTGCTCTCGTATGTGCTGCCCGCGACGGTGGGCGGCCCCTACAACGACATCGGCATGTTCGGCAATTACGGCGGCCCGATCGAGAACACGGTGCTGGCGCTGGGTCCGTCGGGCGCCACGTTCCTGGTCGACGACAATGGGAACATCCCCATCACCGACGACAACAACAACATGTTCAGCACATCATGAGCACGACACTCCTCACCGAAACCATCGGCGATCTGCCGGGTGCGGTTGATCCGCAGCTCGATGACACGCTGGCGATGTGGCAGCAGGGCCAGATACCGCACACGCGGCAGATGTCGCTGCAGGACATCCAGGCGCTGGTAGGCAGCATCGGCGAGGCACCGCAGGACGGCAACGTCTGGGGCCGTGTCAACGCGAGCTGGGTGCAGGTGCTGCCGCTGAGCGGCGGCACGATCCTGCCGGGGCCGCTCGGTATCAGCTCGCCCAACACCGACGCCACGCTCAACCTCGAAAGCACGGCTGGTTTCGCCAACACCCTCGCGGGGTCTCAGGACGGTTTGAAGTTCTGGCAGATCTCGATGCCGGATACGTCGGTGGCTGGCAACTTCACCATCAGCCGCTTTGATATCACCGGCAATCAGGACACCGTCGGCTATGCGGCCGAGATCGAGCACGCCACCGGCCAGCTGGTGCTGCCGAACGGCTTCCGCGTCACCGGCAGCGGCACCGCGACAGTCGCGGCAGATCCGGTCAACGCGTTCGATGTCGCCACCAAGCAGTATGTCGATGCGCAGGTAGCGATCCCGCCGGGGGCACCCACCGGGGCGGCGGGCGGCTCGCTGACGGGGTCGTATCCGAACCCGGCGATCGCCAACAGCGGCGTGCGCCCTGGCACCTATACCATCGCCACGGTGACGATCGGCGACGACGGCCGCATCACCGATGCCGTGAGCGGCCTCACAGCGCCGCCTGGGACGCCTGCGGGGCCTGCCGGGGGCGATCTGACGGGGAACTACCCCAACCCAACCCTGGTCACCACAGCGGTCATAGCGGGCGCCTACACCAACGCCAACGTCACGGTCGACAGCAACGGGCGCGTTACCGCCGCCGCCAACGGCAGCACGACACCGACCGGTGCGGCGGGCGGTGATCTCACCGGCACGTATCCCAACCCGACGCTGAAGGCGACGACGGTCACCGCTGGTAACTACACCAACGCCAGCTTCACGGTGGACACCAAGGGGCGCCTGACGTCCGCGTCGAGCGGCACGGTGGTGACGTCGGCGCTGCCGATCGGCCCGGCTGGCGGCGGCCTGAGCGGAACGTACCCGAACCCAGCCATCGCGCCCTACGCCGCAACCACCACGACGACGCTGCGGACCATCGCTGATCGCGCCAACGATCAGATCAATGTCCGCGACTACGGTGCCAAGCTGGATGGCACCACCAACGACGCGGCGGCGTTCATGGCGGCCTACACAGCAGCGTCAGCGGGCCCTGGCGGGGCATCGATCTGGGTGCCGCGCGGCGGCGTCAACGTCACTGGCGCCACGCTGACCGGTGGTGCCAATCCGGTGCTCTGGAAGCTGGACGGCGATACCTTCAGCACGGGCACGACGCCGGTTTCTGTGCTGGGCGACGGCGATGTCACCGTGAGCAACTACGGCCGGGTGTCGTTTCGCAAGCAACTACTAAGCTCGGCCAATGGCTTCGCTACGCTTGAAACGAGCGTCAACAACCGCAACCCTGGATATGGCGGGCTGGCGAGTGCGTTTCGTGCCAGTGCCAACATGGCGTATGGCGCGAAAGGTATAACCAGCGCGGCAACCATCACGTCATCGCGTAGCGATGCGGCTGCCACTGCGACCCAACTCGCGATAGGAAACGTCACCGACTACAGCGGGCTGCCGCCGGTCAGCGGTCAACTCGACTACGGGCTCAATCTGCAGTTCCAAGCCAACGGGCCAGAGGCCGCATCGACGGGTTACGCCCCCGGCGGCGGCGCCCGCACGTTCCTCGTGCTGAACCCTGGACCGACGCAGATGCAGAACAACTGGCAACCAACGCACAGCTACGCGCTGGGTGTCATCATCGTACCGACGGTAGCTAACAACCTCACCTATGTCTGTATCGCCCCAGGCACATCGGGATCCACCGAGCCGACATGGCCGACCGATGGCGGCGGCACGGTGGTGGATAGCGGCGTCACATGGCAGACCAGCAACGGCACCATCCTGCACCCGTGGCAGCCGTCGCACGCCTACACCGTTGGCACGGCGATGCAGCCAACGGTGGGGAACGGCTTCACCTACGTCTGCACCGCTCCAGGTACATCCGGCACCACTGAGCCGACATGGCCGACTTCGGCTGGCACCGTCGGCGACGGCGGCGTGACATGGGCGTTCGGCACTACCGTGGCGATGCAGATGAGCCGCGCGATCTCGGTTGTCGGCGGCAGTACAGCATCGTTCGGCACCGCGCTCTATGCTGTCGGGCCGTTCTACGACGCGATCCTTGAGTTCTCCGGTGCCACGCTCGCTGATGCCGGGGTCAAGGACGCGGCGATCCGGCTCGCGGCCAACCAGCCGATCGACTGGAGCGGCGACCTAACGGACGCGCACCAGAACGTCCGCACCACGCGCTACAACAGCAGCAAGGCAGCGTGGCAATACATCACCGGCAGCATCACCGCGCTGTCGATCTCGGATACCGGCGTCACCGACTTTTCCTCGACACCCACCGTGCTTGGCGTGCCGCTGGCGGGCACCGGCACCGTCACCAAGGTTTCGACCACGAGCCCCGGCATTACCGGCGGCCCAATCACTGGAGCCGGAACTCTTTCCGTTCAGTGGAATGCGGGCACGGTGTTCGCCATCGACGGCGGCAGCATGGTGTTGACGGCGGGCACGCTATCGGCCAGCGGTGGTCCACCATCCGGCAAGGCGGGCGGCTCGCTCGGCGGCAACTATCCCAACCCCACCCTGGCGACACAGGCTGGCAAGACGATCCTCGCCAACAGCACGGCAGGGACGGCGGCACCAACGGCAGTGCCGATTGGCACCGGCCTGTCGTTCAGTAGCGGCACGCTCACGGCGACCTCTGTCGGCAGCGTGACCACGGTGGCCACCACCGGCACCGGCATCACGGGCGGCCCGATCACCACCAGCGGCACGCTCGCCGTGGCCTGGAACGGCGGCTCGGTCACCGCCATTGGATCCGGTCTATCTCTGACCAGCGGCACCCTGGCGTCGACCAGCAGCGGCGGCAGCGTGACCACGGTGGCGACCAGCGGGCCGGGCATCACGGGTGGTCCGATCACCACGGCTGGCACCCTCGCCGTGCAGTGGAACGGCGGCACGGTCACGACGGTGGGGTCGGGCCTGTTGCTCACCAGTGGCACCCTGGCGTCGACCGCTGGCGGTGGTTCGGTGACCTCCATCACCGCAGGCACCGGCCTGTCGGGCGGCACCATCACGACCGCTGGCACCGTCGCCCTGGCCACCCGCACCGCCAGCACGATCATGGGCAACCCCGGCACCGCAGCGGCGGTCCCGAGCGATATCGCGATCGGCAGCGGTCTGACGCTGTCGACCGGCGGCACGCTGACCGCGACCGGATCTGGCGGTTCGGTCACCTCGGTGGCGACCAGCGGCACCGGCATTACCGGCGGTCCCATAACCACGAGTGGCACGCTTGCGGTGCAGTGGAACGGCGGCACGGTGTCCGCGCTGTCGGGGCTGACGATCACCAGCGGCACTCTGACATCCACCCCGACGGCTTCGGCGATCGCTGGCGTGATGACCTACACCCAGCTGCCTGCCGAGGTGCAGAGCGTGCCGATCGCGTTCCCGTTCGCGGGACAACCGGCGGCCAGCGCTGCGATCAACGTGCCTATGGTGATGTCGCTGACGGTGCCCGCGTCGCTGGCAGGCACCAAGATCTATGACGGCACGCAGACCAAGGCGAACGCGGCGTTCATCCTCAACCAGATCAGCGGCGGCACCACGATCACCCCGATCGGCACGATCACGGTGACCACCGCGTCGCACACCAGCGCGACGCTGGCTGGCAGCGGCGGCACGCTGGCCGCAGGAGATATTTTGCAAATAGTTGCTCCAGGGACGCAAGACGTAGCTTTGGCCGATATTGGGATCACGGTGCTATGCGCTCGCGTCTAAGGAATGCATTTCCACGATTTACGCAGTCACGGGTGTAGCGATGGCCTGGAGCTTCGGGGATAGTTTCGATCTGTACACTACATTCGCTGATGCCACTGCGGGTTATTGGGACTCTGGAGCCTTGGGCAACCTTGCGTTTGTAGCTGGAAGATTTTCCGGCAGTCAGGCTCTCCGAAATATCTCCAATACCGGCTTCCTTATTAAGAGCAGTGGCGTCAACGACGCGGTCCACCACCTTGTCGTCGCATTCCAGCAGACCGCAGCACTGACCGGCACCACGTTAGGTTACTATTTCCAGTTAAGCGACGGTGCAACCAACCAAGTCTGCATAGTATTTCGTAGTGACGGAGCGATCCTACTGACCTCAGCCACGCCGGGCGGCACGTTGCTGGATACTTATACGGGCGCTGTCACAGCCGCCAACGTATGGTTCGCGTTTGAGTTCGAGGTGGTGATAGCTGCGGCTGGTAGCTGGGCGGTTCGCAAAAACGGCAACACCAGCAATGACCACGCGCAGAGCGGTCTGAATACCAAGCCCGGCACCAACCCCTACGCCAATAAACTCACCTTGTTACAGTCGGCTGCTGTTAACGCCCAAACTATCGATGATCTTCTCTGGCGCAGCGACGCATCGAGCGTGGCTTGGGTGGGCGACATCCGGTGCTACGCGCGGATGCCGAGCACGACCACGCAGACGCAGTTCGCGGCGGCGCCTAACCCGGCACAGGTTGCCAATGCAATTAGCACTACGAGCAGCGATGGGACTGGAACAGCAAGATATTGCCCATTCACTGCAAGTTTCACCGGTACGGTCGGTACGCTGGCAATAAACGTCAACACCGGTTTCACCGGAAACATGAAATGCACGATTTTCGCCGATACTGGGGCTCTTGCGCCGGGGGCGATCCTTGGGTCCGCCACCACGGTGACAAATCCTGTGACGGGAAACAACACGTTTACGTTCGGAACACCGGTATCCGTATCGAAAGGCGTGCTATACTGGGTTGGTGTCAGTCATGATGTGACTGCGATACTTAATGTCGCCGCTGGTGCCACGGCGGGACGAACCAGCGCTGGGGTGTCTTACGCGTCATTCCCAACTGCATCACCGTCCGTCTCCAATGGCGTGCCTGTGGTCAGCACGGTCAACATAACCCCCACCAACAACGCAGAATATGTCAACGAAGCCCAGCAGGACGGCACCACTTCCTACGTCTACGACAGCGTGGTGAGCGATGCCGACTTCTACACCATCGGCACCATCGCCTCGACGCCGACCAGCACGATCGCGGTGACCGCACGCGCATATATGCAGAAGAGCGACGCCGGATCACGCACCGCAGCGGTCCAGATCAAGAGCGGCGGCACCACCGTCGCCTCGTCCACGTTGACGCTGACCACCGGCTTCCAGTGGACGTGGCGCACCGACACGACCGATCCGAACACAGGCGCGGCGTGGGGCGCGAGCGCGGTCAGTGCGGCCACCATCGGCCCGCGTGTGATTGCGTGAGCTGAACCGTGGCGAACACCCAATGGAATGGGAGCGATAAGAGCGCCAACGTCACGCTGAGTGGCCTCAATCTGATCGCTGTTGCGAGTGGCGCATCAGCCTGGGTCAGGGCTGTTGATAAGCAGATCACCGGAAAATTCTACTGGGAATGCACACCGACGGTATGGGGCAACGCCAATACCGGGGTCGGTTTCAGTACACCAAATGTGACCACTCCTGTCCCGACATCGATCGGGACGTGCGTCGTCATTAAGAGCGGCGTCATCAACGTCGATGGCGTCAGCAGCGGATCTACGCTGGGTGCTCGTGCTGCTGCTGACGTAATCAGCGTAGCCGTGGATTTTGGTGCTCGCCTAACGTGGTTTCGCGTCGCGGCGGCTGGCAACTGGAACGGCAGTGCGACAGCCAATCCGGCGACTGGCGCTGGCGGCGTAGCGATCACAAGTTCCGGTGTTGGCGTCCCAGCATTTCCGCTGGCGATCATGGGCGCCAATCTGGACGCAATCACCGCCAACTTCGGCGACACCGCCTTCACCGGCACGGTGCCGAGCGGCTTCACCTCGGGCTTCACCGCAGGCGCCTCGATCGGCACCAATGCGCTCGCCACCCAGGCAGCGGTCGAGCACTGGCTGACCACCAACCCGGCCGCCCAGGTCACCCAGGTGGCGCTGGAGCACTGGGCGTCGGTGCAGACCACGTATCCGACCCCGCTGACGCCCTCGATGATGCTGTCGGGCTCTCGCGCTGGCATCGGCTCGGTGGTGCTGGTGCAGGACAACACCACCCGCACCGAGATGATCAGCGACGTCGGCGCCGTGATGCAGATCGCGCAGATCGTGCCGCCAGTCGGCGGCGCGCAGGCCCGTGCTATGATCCTGGCATAGGAGGCGATCATCGCAGACTGGTACGCATCGTCCGCTGCTTATGCCCTGATCTCGGCGTTCGTACCGAGCGCGACGTATGTCATCGGCAATATTGTGAAACCGACCGCACCGGCTCTCAAGGCGCAGTGGGTATTTCGCTGCACGGCAGGGGGCACCGCAGGCACCGAGCCGGTGTGGACCACGGCGAACAACAGCACGATCGCCACAGGCGGCGTCACGTTCACCAATGTGACCGGGCAGAGCACATACTTCTGGGCGGCTGCTGCCGGGGATATGCCGACGTTGCTCGGTGCGGTTGGAGCTATCCGGTTAGCTGGCGGCGACCGGATGTTTGTATCGAGTGATCACGCCGAGACGCAGACAGCAGCGACTATTTATGGCTCTGGTAACGCAACCGCAAGCTTTGGCACCGGTCAGATATTGAGCGTGAACCGTGCAGGCAGCACGCCACCGGTCGCCGCCGATCTGACAGCAGGTGCTACATGCACTGTCACTACTGGATCACTAACCTTGGAGATAGGCTTTCCGACGTATCACTACGGAATGAGCTACATAAATACCGGAACAGGACCAAATCCGATAAATATAAGCAGCACTGGTTTAAAGTCAGTCTACCTTGATACATGCCAGTTATATGTTAATACATCAACTGCCAATCTTCGTATTGCAAACGGAGCTGCGGCAACTCTCGTCCTGTATAACTCTACAGTGCGGTTTGGCGCTACATCGCAAGGCATCGGCACGATTGCCGGTATGTTTGAGGTGATCTGGCTAAACACGCCAAGTGCGATAGCTGGAGCGACAATTCCCGTTACGTTGTTCCCAGGTGTCAATACAGCTATGCTGGTAACCGCCAGGGGCGTCGACCTATCAGCTGTCACTGGCACGCTGGTGACCGTCAATATCGGTGCCGGTAGCAAGTTCCTATTCGACAGTTGCCGTATTGCCAGCGGCGTCGTGCGTTATCTCACGACTGGTGTGACAAACACCCGCGATCTGGTCGAGCTGATCAACTGCTACGACGGCAGCAACTTCCTCTCCGAGAGCTACCAACCATCCGGTGCGGTCACCACCGAGTTCGTCATCACCCTGACCGGCGGCGCGCAGGACAACGTCGGCACCTACAGCCACAAGATGGTCAGCAACACGAACATCGACAAATACGCCAATCCACTGAACGGCTTCTGGATGGACGTGAACAACGTCACGGTCGGCGGCTCACGCACAGCGACGGTGGAGATCGTCAGCAGCGCCAGCCTGAACAACGACGAGATCAGCTTGATCGTCGAATACCAGGGCACCGTCGGCTCGTCGCTCGCCTCGTTCGTCACCACCCTGCCCGCCACTGTGCTGACCACGGCAGCGGCCGTCACGACGTCCACAGCGACGTGGAACAGCCTGCCCGCCACCCCGGCCACCCAGAAGCTGGTGGCGACGTTCACGCCCCAGGTCGCGGGACGGGTGCGCGCCCAGGTGCGGCTCGGGAAGGCGTCGACGACGTGCTACTACAATCCGCAGGTGTTCATCTCATAGGGGGACACGGTGGCAACCAGCGGCGACTACACCTACAACCCGAGTTCGTTCCAGATCATCACGGGCGCGATGCGCCTGATCGGCGCCATCCAAACCGGTGAAGTACCGCCCGCTGAGGAATACGACGACGCCCTGGCGTCGCTGAACGGCATGATCCATGCGTGGCAGGCAAACGGCCTGCACGTCTGGACCCAGACCACGATCGAGGTGCCGTTGCTCGGTGGTCAAGCCACGTATCTGATCGGCATCGGCTCGCCGGGCCTGTCGACCACGCCGCGCCCGCTGAAGATCACCGCAGGGCGATTTATGTTCGGCGATGATGAGACACCGCTGATCCTGATGTCGCGGCTCGACTATGCCAACCTGTCCAACAAGGCGGTCCCCGAGGGCGTCCCGGCGCAATACTTCTACGACCCACAGCTGCCTTACGGCGTGCTGACGGTCTATCCGACGCCGCTGGTCGACGGGGTGGCGAAGTTCGTCGGGCAGCGCCCGCTGCAGTCGTTCGACACCCAGCGCGACACCGCCGACATCCCGCAGGAGTGGATCAGCGCGCTGCGGTTCTCGCTCGCGGTCGAGCTGGGGCCGGAATACGACGTGCCCGCCGAGCGACTGAAGATCCTCAAGGAATTGGCTGACGAGAAGCTCGCCGTGGTCAAGGGCTGGGATACCGAGCTGCAGGGCACCACCACGCTGCCCTACTCGCAGCCGGTGTATCAGCTGATCGCGGGCGCGCTGCGCCTCGCAGGCGGCTGTGGCGCCCAGGAAACGCCCTCCCTCGGCATGATCAACAACGGGTTCTACAGCCTCAATGCCATGGTCAAGCAGTGGCAGGGAATGGATATCCGGGTCTGGACCCAACGGGATGCGATCCTGTTCCTGCAGCCTGGGCAACGAACCTACCGCATCGGTATCGGCTCGCCGGATCACTGCTGCGCTTCCGATAGCTACACCCAGACGTTCCTGACCGCTGACGCGGTGGCTGGCACGACGGCGCTGACGGTGAACTCTACCAGCGACATGACAGTCGCCGATCACATCGCCGTCCTGCTCGATGCCCAGCCAGGACAGCCGCAACGCTATCTCTGGACCACCGTCGCCACCATCACATCGGCAAACACCCTCACCACGACCGACCCGCTGCCCTCACAGGCGTCCTCGGGCGCCAGGGTGCTGAGCTACACCAATGATCTGCCACGGCCCCTGAAGGCCCCTGCAGCCCGTCGCGTGGTGTATCCTGGGAACCGTGGGATCCCAACCAAGATCGAAACACCACTGAGCGTGTTCAGCCGCATCGATTACAGTTTCCAAACAAATAAAGACAACTCAGGGCAGGTGACTGGGTATTTTTTCGATCCTAAATTAGGATTTTCTGAATTCCATACCTGGGTCACCCCTGGCGATGCTGATCAGGCGGTGCAGATGACGGTGCAGTTACCCCTGACGACATATACCGATCTGACCACAATTGATACGTTTCCGGACGAATGGCAGAACGCCATACGCTATAACCTCGCGGTCGAGATCTGGCCTGAGCATTCGGAACGTCGGGCTGCCGTGAAGGGAGACTATTCCATCCAGCTAGTGAAGGGTCTCGCAGACGAGAAGCTTATGATCGCAAGAGCGTGGGATAGAGAACCTGAGAGTGTGATGTTTGGCGTATCAAGCTACCCGGCAAGCAGGAACACCTAACCTGGATGGAAGAATTCACCGAATGCCTTCCGACCGGCCTCGCAGTAGGCGGCGTGCGCGGCTGCCTCGGTGGGAAAGGTGCCGAGATACCGATAATGTCCTCGCACCTGAATCGAGGATTCCCACGATCTTCCCCTGAAGTGCGCACCCTTCAGGCTCCTCCCAATAGACCGGCGGTTGGCATTACTTTGCGAACTAGTTCCCTGTCGAAGATTACACCATCTGTCGTCTTTAGTGTTGCGATTGATATGATCAATTATGGGTGGCGGTTCTCTTCCGGTGACCATCTTCCAAATGATTCTATGGGCTTTGAAGATGCTGTATTCTATACAAACGCGGACATATCTCTGGCCATCCGTAGACCTGCTGGCCTCACCTATGCGTTGTTTGTGTGCTGCCCAGGCTCTGTCGCTGTTGAAAGCCGATCGCGGAGCTGGTTTCCTGGTGAGCGTCCCGCTGTCCTGGTCGTAGTCGAACAACTGGCGCAGTTTGCGCGCTGGTGGCAGCTTCTTCGGAGCCATAGCCTTCCCTTCCACAGGCTAAGGTTAGAGCAGTGCCAGGGGTTCGCGCCCCGAGCACTGCTCGCAGCATAAGGGAGTAGGTGCCGTTCCTCAAGTCACCGACTGGCTCGCACAGAGCTACGTCAGCAACAGCATTCCGATGAATGCGTCGCGGGCAGTGAACGTGCTCGCCGAGACCGGCATCCAGGACGCCAAGGACAAAGCCCCGGTCGGGATCTGGACGGCGCCCGGCACCGCGCCGTTCACGGTCTGCGGCGACAGCAGTGCCGTCATGGCGTTCACCGCGATGGGCGGCTTCGTTTACGCGCTCACCAACGACGGCCTCTATCACCTCGATCACTTCGGCACCGCGTTCTTCCTCGGCCGCACCTCAGTCAGCCCCAACGGTGTTTCGATCGCCAACAACGGCACCACGATCTGCTGGGTCGATGGGGTCTCGGGCTGGACCTACAACAGCACATCCGGCGTGCATCAGATCACCGATCCGTCGTTCCCGCCGTGCAACACCGTCACCTACTACGACACGTTCTTCGTGTTCTCAGTGCGCGGCACGACGCGGTTCTTTGTCAGCCAGCCATTCTGGAACGGCACCGATCCGCTGATTGGTCCCGATGGTGTCGATCCGGCGCCCCCACTCAACTTCACCACCAAGAGCACCACCAGCGATCTGATTGTCGGCATCGCCAACAGCCACGAGCAGCTGTTCGTGTTCGGCGAGAAGGTCGGTGAGGTCTGGTATAACGCCGCCAACGCGCCACCGGCATTCCCGTTCAGCCGCAGCTTCGGCGCACTGATCCAACGCGGTCTGATGGCGCCCTACAGCCTTGTGTTGGAAGACAACACTTTGTTCTTCCTGGGCGATGATCTGATCTTCTGGCGGCTGGAGAGCTTCGTCCCGATGCGGATGAGCAACCACGCCATCGAGGCGCAGTGGGCAAAATACACCGGGCACCAGTATGCCAGGGCGTTCAGCTACACGTGGCAGGGTCACAAGCTGATCGCCATCACGTTCCCCGCTGCCAAGGCGACATGGGTGCTGGATCTCGCCACCAAGCGCTGGCACGAGCGGGAGAGCTGGACCGCCGATAATGCCGACAGCAGCATCGGCCGCTGGCGGGTCAACTGCGCGCTGAACGCCAGCTCATCGATCGAGCAGTATCCTGAGATCCTGTTCGGCGACAGCTTGTCGGGCCGGGTCGATCAGCTGAACAACAACGTGTTCACCGAGTTCGGCCACACCATGCGGGCGCTGATCGTCGGGCCACCGATCCACAGCGATCGCCGCCGCGCGTTCCTGAAGCGGTTTGAGATCGACGTCGAGAGCGGCGTCGGCGCGCCCTACACCCAGCAGGTGACGGAAGAGTTCTGCCCCGCCGCGATCACCCTGACGACGCCATCGCAGATCGAGACGGTGGGCGCGCTGACCGGGGTGGGCGACAGCTTCAACGGGTTCGTGTTCAGCGACTGGGTGCTGCTGCCGGATGACGGCACGACGCGCGGCCTGACGTTCGGCAACAGCTCGATGCAGATCACCATTGCCAACGACACCAGCTCACCGGGCACCGACAACCAGATCGTG